AAATTCCTGACCAAAATTATGGCGATACCTTTATAGGTTATCAAGGGTATAATGGTGCTATATCGAATTTGCGATATTTTGATAGTGCGTTGAGTGTATTTCAAATAAGTAATATTGTCTTGTCTGGACCTAACTTAAGTAATCCAGATGAAAATCAAAATATCGGTAAATCTGACTATCTTTCTAGTTCTTGGTATACTAATGATTCATATTAGACCGAGTAAAAAAAGACGAGACAATTGTAATTGTTAGTATACCGATAAATAAGTTTGATAAATAACATCATAATATATACGTTTTATATATTACTATGTCTGAATCATTATGTGAATTATTAGCTAGAAGGCGTAAGATATTGAACAGTCGAATTGCACCTATACGATTAGAAATTCAAAATCCATATATTAATATAGATGGGACACAAAAAACTGATGCTAGTGGCAATTTGATTACATCTTATAGAATATCTGAACGTAGAAAAGCGGAAATACTTCAATATAATAAAACATCTAGTGTTCAGGCTAAACTAACTAGTGCGAATAAATTTAAACAGACAATTGAATCTGTAGGACGGATGAGTAATAAAGTGGTCGAAAACGCAGATGGGTCGTCTACTACTTATAATGTATCTAGGTGTACTTCTGACCTTTATTTACCTACATCGTCGAGTGCTGCTGGAATTCCAGGACCATCATTTAATATACAGTATAGACCAGAAGTGCCTTTGTATAAATATGCTACTAACGTACAACAATTCGGAACTCCAGATGTTGATTCCTTAAAAGCATGGTCGTTTAATGCGGGAACCAATATTCAATCTTTGAATAATGAATGGACAACATTGGTTAAAATTTCTCATAATATTGATAATATCGACAGCGAACAAATCAATAGAGAATATTTATTTAATATGGATATTCCTATGGGTTTATATGTATCTGGTGATATTTCAGGAGAATATATAATCGACAATTCATCAAATCATACATTTATTAGTAATATCGATGTTCGGGTTATTGACCATAGAGGAGGAATTGTCACTATACCTACTGTGACTAATCATTTTAATGATATTTCATTGAATTATGTTATACTAAATTCCAATAATTTTACAGCACTTCGGTATATAGGTAATATGCCTTTAAATGTAATATTAAATATAGAGACTTTCTCATATTATGAAATACAAATTAAATTTGATATTAAAAAACAAGACAATAATAATTACACAACTTTAATGGGTATACCGTCCTATGTATCTTCTGTTTTTATGAATCTAACAGATAATAATCTACATTCATCAAATAACGTACATACAACAGAATTAGTTAATAGTGGTTCGACAAATATAATACCATTTCATAAAGATTTTACAATTATTGGTATAGCACAAGGTTAATCATAATTATTGTGTCGTGATTTTTTATAGAACAATTCACGATTTGTTAAACGCAAACGTTTTTTGCGACATTGGTTTTATGGGGTTTGTATTAGTATTGCGAATACCCATGTTTATATTGTTATATATATAGTCTTGATGAATAGGTTTTTGTTTTACATTAGTTTCCTCTCTAAAGCTTGTTATAGTTTTATTTGAAATTGTATTTATTTTTATTGTGTTTATGCATTCACACACTATCCAATCATCGTCCAAAACAATATTTATCCTTTTGAATTTTAACATCGTACAACTTTGTCGTATTGCATTCATTTGATAACTATTATTATAGTTATCAGACATTTTATTCTATTTAATATGTTATACGCGTTGTTTTTCTGGTATAACATTAGTAATGAGGTTTGGGTTCAAACAAATTGCATGTGTTGGAAAAATGTCTCCTGACATGCATTTATCTGCGTCTTGGACTGACGCACAAGACCGTTTTTGATTGTGGTCTCCTACTAAACACCATTTTGTTTTCTTAGCACTTATTGGGTTTTGTATACTGGTTTCACTGTAATCAGGTTCTGGTTCGTATTTTACTTCGCTATCACTTGACGATTCTATCTTGTCTGATATCTCGGTTTTATGATCTATTCTACTTGCGTTTATTAATATATTGCCTACACTTTGGATTGTATCTTCTGCTATGTCTATTCCAGTTTTAGCAGTATCACTTATCACGTCTGTTGTAGTGTTTAATGTTACGCCTGTTATGTAAGCAAACGCTGATACAAAACTACCGATTAAAGGAGTAAGCATATTTATTATATATTCGAATATATTGCTTATGTATTGAATTAGATTTATACCGAGAAATGAGAGAATTAGTAATATTACTAAAATTATAATAATAATATTTTTAAACTCGAATGTATATGATGATATATCTTGTTTGTAAAATTGTGGATAGTTTTGATTATTCACTTCGTCTTCTGTTAAAGTTGTTATTGTGTTCATTATTATATAATATATATATATTTATTATATTATGTTCGTTTGGCGTGGTTAAATTTATTATGTAAATATTTAAATGATATCTTTTAAATTCATCGAGACTTTCTTCCTTTTAAGTTTAGCTATTACTTTCGCATTGATTGTAACTTTTGTATATCATTTCAAAAAACGAATGGAAAATATGGAAACAAAATGTGATACAATGTTCGACATTGTTCAAAACTTGGCAAAAGAAGTATTGGATTTTAAGCGAAGCAATTGTATAGAACAAGTATCTTACGAAACTTTAGATGATGTAGCGATTAATAATCAACCTGAGTCAAATAATCACGAATCTGACAATGATGAGTCCGTCAATGATGAGTCCGACAATGATGAGTCCGATAATGATGAGTCCGATAATGATGAGTCCGACAATGATGAGTCCGATAATGATGAGTCTGATACTGACGAGTCCGATAATGATGAGTCAGATACTGAAATTGTAATTAATAATCTGTCTAAGGATAAGATAACTATACCAAACATTGACATAACAGTTATAGATTTAAGCGACCAAGTCACGCAATCAACCCTTGTCGATGACGGTTTAGTCATTTTGGTTGAAAATGATACTCTATCTTTGAAATTAAACGCATCTGACCTATCCAGCATAGATAATATTGTTGATGAAAGTGAGTTCGACTTAGATGATGCGATTAAAAGTAATTTAACTAAGAGTGCATTGAGAAAACTTAAACTCGCACAATTAAGGCAAATAGCAAAAGGAAAAGACATTGAGTTTGACGATGCTATGACAAAAAACGCGATTATTGACGTTTTGTTGTTGAATTAAATTATAGAATAAATGTATATATATATAATATGTCTTTTGTAACAAGCATTAAATACGCAAATTTCGACTCTAATGTCAGACCACATAGTTTTTTTTCGTTATTTGTAAAACCAGTTGATGAACCAATTATTCCTTCGATTAAGAATAACAACGGTAATGAGTTGAAGGCTTTTTGGCAACCAGAAGCATCGGACAATAATAAAATATTACTTAATTCATCAATAAAAACAAATTCAGATTATCGTAAATATATGACAAATAAAGCGACTATTATTAGAGACTATAATACGCGTCATGCATCATTATAATTGTAGTTTCATACACGGTTCAATTATCTTACGATTTCCAGATTTTATGTTACGTATTATTAGCTCTAGTTGCTCGTTATTTTCAGATGTAAATGATGAATTTAATAATAAATCAGTTTGTTTATCTAATTCAACGTCATAATATGAAATAAAAACTACCAGTTTAACATTATCGAAATCAACATTTCTATCATACATTTTATTCTCATTTGTTTCAATAACTATATACACATTGTTTCCTTGATACAATTCGTTTATTTTTCCTTTGTTATCATCGTAAATTAAAACTTTGTTATTGGCAGCAATTATCCTGTCCACATCTATTCCATAAGTTGGTATAAATGATAAATTTATATCTACTGCTTTTAATTTTGTATTTTCATTTTCTTCGTTTTCTAACACTTGAATGTAGAATAGAATTGTATTTGTTATATTAGAATCGTATATGCAACACTTCATACAATTAAACGAAGTGTTGTATTTATACCGTATTGATTCATATATATTAGAGTGTTTATTTATACATATAAATTTATATATAAACTTTTTAATACGTTCTTATATAGATGAAGTTAGTTAGTTTTGATGTCGGTATAAAAAATATGGCTTATTGTTATTTTGACGTGTCGGGTGAAAACGTAGAAATCAAGTGTTGGGATGTCATTAATCTTATGCCCGATTCTATTAAAAACAACGTTTTATGTAATAACAATATTACGATAAAAGGTAACGCAAAAAAAAATATCCAATCATCCGTCAAAGAATGTGGAAAAAAAGCAAAATACATTAAGGATGAAGTTTGCTTTTGTGAGAAACACGCTAAGACCAGTCATTGGTTAATGCCGTCTAATGATCATAAGAATAGTTCGTTGAACAAAATGAAAATAGATGAAATAAAACAATTTGCTTTGTCGTTTAATATTAAACCAGAAAACAGTAAGAAATCTATAGTTAAACAGCTATTAGAATACTTTGATAAAAATTCACTGAAACAAGTTATAAAGTCTAAAAGCAACGCATCTAATATAGATTTAGTGACTATTGGTAAAAACATAAAAACCGAATTTGATAAGATTGATTTTTCTCAACTAGAACGTGTAATCATAGAGAACCAAATATCACCAATTGCGAATCGCATGAAATCAATCCAAGGTATGTTGGCACAGTATTTCATTATGAGACATGATACTATAAAAATAGATTTCGTATCGTCATCTAATAAACTAAAGGGGTTTGAGAAAGAACACGATACAATAGACTCAAATTACAAACAACATAAAATGGACGCGGTATATCATACAAAACGTATTATAGAGAACCCCTTATTTCATGTGTGGAAATCGCACATTTCTGAACATAAAAAAATAGACGACCTAGCTGACGCATTTTTACAAGGTTTATGGTATTTCAGAAAACATAATATTATTAATATTGCGTAGAACTTAAACATAAATTTTGTATAATAATAATAATAGATTATGGAAGCAATTGATTTATCTGATTTAGAACCGATTAATATTACAATAGGAAGAAGCGACACTTCAAGAACAATGAGTTCTCTAGGTGAAGGAATGGAGTTATTAATGAATGACAAAAAATCAGTAGATACATCGAAAACTAAGATTGATTTAGGCGAATTAAATAAACTAGAAGACGAGTTGAATGATCTTTCATCCATTAACATTAATACAAGCTATGATGGTAATAATTCGCAAGTGAAAAAGGTTAATACCAATAATTCGTTTGGTGGGTTCGCAAAAAACATATTCGGAATGAATGAAAATGAAAATGTGGAGCGCGTTACTGGAAATGATTCTAAATTGGGTTCTTCTACAGCAGAATCTATGGGTACACATAGTAAGACTTGGGACGGATTTACAAAATTAACTGGTATGGGTGGTGATAACAAACATTCATCGTCTAATAATATGAATGATAGAGATAAGCGTAGAAAGAAGCGAACGATGTTGAAAAATTTAGAAGATTGGCATGAAAGGGGTATCATAAAAAATATGTCAAAATATACCATGGATTCTAATTTTGAGGATATTGAAGACGAATACGAAGGAGCTTTGGATGATAAACGTAAACGCGATTCTGTAAAGATACAACAAAATTGGCTAATTACTATGGTAAATACAATCGAATATGGTAATTCTATGTTTGACCCCTTCGGCATCTCGCTTGATGGCTGGGGTGAATCTATAGGAGAGGACGTTGATAGTTATAATGAAATATTCGAAGAATTACACGCAAAATACAAGGGAGGTAAGATGAGTCCGGAACTTAGTCTTTTACTTCGTTTAGGGTTCAGTGCGAGTGTCATTCATTTTAGTAATAAAGCCCTTTCTACAGCCGCACCTGGATTTAATGATGTTATTAAACAGTCTCCTGAATTAATGCGAATGTTTACTGATGCAACAGTTAATTCAATGAAAGAAACAGCACCTGGCATGTCTTTTGCTAGTGAATTGTTACAGCGAAATAAACCAGGAACCAACAATCCGCCACCAGTTGCTGTTAAAACTCGTGACCAAGCACCTCCACCAAGACCTGGTATGAATTTTACATCAAATGATAATATTGGTTCTACTATGTTCCGTGAATCTGGTTTAAAAATGGATGCACGTTCATCTACTAATAGTCAGTCTAGACCCGAAATGTCTGGTCCAAGTAATACCAATATTAATGATATATTGTCTGGATTAAAAACCAAAACCGTAGACATCCGGAACGACCCTAAAGATAATGATTCAGTAGTTAGTATTTCAAGCATAGCAGATATGAACAATATGATTCTTCCTAAGAAGTCGTCTAGGCGTAAATCAGATAAAAATGTGGTGTCCATTGATATCTAGAATGGGCCTATAATTATTTTATTCATTATGATGTATTTAGTATACGTGATAATGATGTATTTCCAATTATTATTTTTTGTGCGTTTGTCTATGTTTCTTTGATTTTGTACGTTTGCACTTTTTGCCACCGTGCGTTCTGTTCTTCTTCGACCTATTTCTGTGGGATTTATTTCTATTTTGTCTGCTCTTTCTTCCGCCGAACAAACCACCAAGGAACCCTCCTTCTCCTTCTTTAACTTCTTCTTCTACGTGATTTTCTTTACTTACTGCTTCATCTTCTCCGTGATCTTTTCCGTGATCTTTTCCGTGATCTTCTCCGTGATCTTCTCCTTCATCTTCACCATCTCCTTCACCACCTCCTTCACGACCACCAGTATAATGTTTAGTCTTATGATTTTGACCTCCACTGTGCGACTTTTTGTAACCTGCCGCAGCATCTTTCATAGCTTCTGAGTATCTGTAATCGCTATTTCGTTGCTTACCTTTCTTGTAAACTTGTTGCAAACGCTGCATCCATTCAGTTTTTTGTTTCATTCTAACTATATATATTATAAAAATATAATATTTCAACCATCGATTCCATTAAAGTAATTATACTCTAAACCTTTTGTAATTTGTTTAAAAAATATGAAATTTATCACGCGTAAGATACTGACGATGAAGTAAAAAACTAACATCAAAATTTTACGATTTACAATTCATTAGGTGTATACGTGAAATAATTTATTCGCTAAAATATGACAAATTATACATTCTATAAACAACGCGCACAGAATATATTTATTAGTCTGTTAATAAAACAACATTTTGCCTAAAACAACTTCATTTATAATTTTATTTTCGCATTTTATGCTAACTCAAATTTATTACAATCATAATAAAAACTATAATAAAAAGATATCATTGTAATATAGGAATGAACGCAGATGACGAACTGGTTGTTAATTTAATTGTAATAAGTAAGGTGCAAATAAATACCAAATTATACACTTCTGGTATTTACTTGAATTTGGAACAAACGAGTTACATACCCGAAAGCGTGAGGCGATGGATACGACACGACAGTAGAGACGAGACCATTAAAAAAATTAACCGTATTGTTACTCGAGCATTAGATGAATACAATCGCGACACGCAAAAATATAGTATATACAAAAGTCTTTTATTGAACGCGAATAAAGGTCTTTTGAATTTAAGAGAAACATATTCAAATTGCATTCAAACCGTTGCGCGTATCGACACATTGATTAATAAGATTACGACAATATGTATATTGGAACCCAACAATACTGTTAGTATTACTTATGATGATGATGATGATACAGAGTGATAGTTTAATGTAATGTGGTGAAATAAACTTAAAGGTTCTCATTTGTAATCTGTATATGTCATACAATTTCGACAACTTTTTAGATTTATTAACTCAATACGTTTTAAATATTGGATTACAACTACTTATATTGTTCAATAATATCAACACACATATGGAGTTAAGTTATCACAAATTATACATTGACAATGATTTATTTCATAGATGTATCGACCAATTTCATGATAGTTTATATCATGTGAAACAATCCTCTGTATCTCATTATATAGAGCCACCTTTCTCTTATTTTAAAATTTGTTATAAAGACATTAATTATAAAGAAGAATATGTGAATGCGGATTCACTTATATATAGTACTAAAACTACTGAAGTGTTATCTACATTGATAACAAAGTATAAAAGTATTTTCTATTTAATAAAACCAATTATTCAAAAGAATGAACTGGAATATCTGGTATTACTTCATTATAGAAATCTAACTCATGATTACATATTGTCTAGGTTAATACATAAAGACCTTACAGATGTTCCGGCAACTGATATTATCCCTGTTAGGAATTGTTTTTTGTCCATCGAATATAGTCATCTTAATATGAAAACAACTATATCATTGAATTTAGACAAGAGGTTTTTAATTGCAGGAAATGAATTGTTTTCACCTTGTTTTGTGTTGAAATGTTTAAATTACCAGAACGAACCGTATATTTTCGATAATGATTATAAGTTAACTATCTTGGACGCAGATATAAAAGATACGGTGTTAACCAGTGACCAATATATAAGATTAACTGACACCAAATATGAAGTTGTAAAACTAATAAGTTAAATCAATTTAAAAAATATATACTAATACTATTAGAGAGGCATGGAAACAACTATTACAAATTCGAAAAATTATATAAGCAAATTGTCACATCCGTTGCTTGGTACGTGGGATATATATTTCCATTTACCACACGACAAACGATGGGACCTTAAAAGTTACGACAAGATCGCGAGTGACATTAATACTGCCGAACGTGCGATTGTTATAAATGAATATTTACCAGAAAAAATAATAAAATATTGTATGTTATTTGTAATGAGAAAAAATGTTACACCTATGTGGGAAGATTCTGCAAATCGGGAGGGTGGTTGTTTTTCGTTTAAAGTTTTAAATAAAGTAGTTGATACCGTTTGGAAAGATCTATTCTACGCTGTATGTGGCGAAACTCTATTCACTAACAAGTCTCAAAATAAAAATGTCACTGGCATTACTATTTCACCGAAACGAAATTTTTGCGTTGTAAAAGTATGGCTGGGTGATTGTTCTATTCAAGACCCCGATACAATGATAGATATATTAAATCTATCAAAAGAAGGTTGTTTATTTAAGAAACATTCTTCAGCAACCAGTTTCATACCATCAAAGGTTGATACCAAAGGGGTCACTAAATCACGTTAGCTTGTGTTTTTGTTATTATATCTAATAATAAAAACTTTATACTATTATAATCTAGGCAAATCTGCTAGACACATTCGAATCTCACCTAAACTGGCTACGTCATATTTTGCGATTAATGGTAAATCATTTCCTAGATATAATTCTAGATTTGTACATAATGGTGTACATTTAATAAAATGTCCAAGACTTTTTAATGAAAATTCGCCTTGGACTACAACTGACATATCTGGTTTTTTCGAGAATTCCATATTGCCGTTAGATTCTGAACGGAATATATTTGAACTCGCAAATGTTCCTTTACATGAGAATGTTAAATCATTACCAGATGACTTTATTTCGATTCTGTCTGAGATTCCATTCATATCACGAATGATTTTCTGGAAATCTGTTGTTGGTAGATTTATTGTTATTGGATACGTTACATCTGGGACGATGAGTTCCTCTGGGTCTGGTTCGATTAGTCTTAATTTCTGTGTATATCTTTGTTTAATGTCTCCGTTATCATATTGTAACCCCAAGTGTGAAACCACACCATCGTGGTAGTCTTCTTCATCAATATAGATTGTTAATGTATCGTCATTAGACATTGTCGATATTAACTTGAATAAATGTAGTGTGTTCGCACATACTATAATTTTGTCTGGATCACATCTATACTGTTCAAACCGGTCAGCATATAATACTACATTTACTAGTATAGTATGCGTCTTGTCGAAATTTATAATTTTCAATCCTTGTTTTGTAAATGTAATTGACGCATCCGTTAGTACATCTTTTAATGCTGTTATTGTGTTTCGTATAGGAGATACCTGAACACTTTTAATTTCTAACACACGCTTTTTAGATTCGTTCATAATGCTATTTTATTGTATATGTTTATATAACAACATTATGTTTATATATTTTAACTACTATATATTATCTGTTATTACTTCCGTGTTATGAGTATGTCATTTTTTGTTTTACAAGTTGTATCTGCTGTTTTTTACAATTGAGTAACTAAAGATGCTGTTGTGACTTCTTTTACAAAGTCTTTATTACCACTTGTCTATATTTTTATTAATGAATTCATGTAAAGAAACGATATCTATACTGTCTGTATATTCAATTGCGTCATTGTCACATAGTATCATTTTCACATTTGGGTATATATCTAATTCACGTCGCATAATTGCTGTATCATATTCTTCATTTTTGTCATAATTTGTTTCACGATATTTTGAACAATTAATTGTATGACACACAAGCAGATGATTGTCAAAATCCTTGTTATTAATCTGTAGAACGAATTTATCCCATTCTATTTTATCCATCATACTAATGGGGCACCAATCTATATAAAAAAACAACAATCTAATTTTTTTGCGCGTGTCTATTATAGTTTCTTTCAAAGTATTCAGTGCCACAACTTCATAAACTAGTGGTTTTATACCATGAATGCGTTTTTGATGTTCTTTTATTTCATTAATACGCTGAATTATCATATGGTTATCATTTATAAATGATTTAACTTCATTAATGCGTTTAATAATCTCATTATTACACTTTGTTAATGATTTGTTTCGTAACCGTTGTATCCTATCGATTTCTGAATTTTTACCATATACCATATACACAGATTATGACAAATAAATATGTAGCAAAATAATCATTGACTTTTTGAATATGCTTGTTAATTGAATATACGCTAATAATATCGTGTCATTAAACGATTGTTTATGAATAAGCTACCTATACATTAAAATCACAGTAAACGTAAGAAGGTTCTCGATATATATATCGAGGAAAGGTATTCCGTAAGTAACTGAGAGAACCGTTGAATGATTAGTTGAATAACTTGTGATTTATTTTACATAATAAAATAATATAGATATCTGGTTGTTTATGAAATATAACACCAAATCATCCAATATACACCATAATAAGTATGGTTATGTATATTATTACTAAAACTACTGAGATTTTATAAAAAGTAAAAAAACCTGTTTTGGATTCTCTTTTGATTTTTTTACGAAGTTATAAAAAGTGGACATTTATAAATGTCCAAATTTCAGATTTATAGAATTCCTTTTTCAACCACTTTTTTGAAAAAGTGATTTAAAGCACAATGCAGCAAATCCCATTTTCTTTCTGATATTTTGTTAGCAGAAAGTTTTATGCGTTTTGTTTAGATATTTTGTATCTATTATTATTTTAGGAACAAAATGGAACAGCAAAAAACATCAAAAAACATCAAATATTTTAAATGTGGAATTTGTAACTTTACATGCAGTAAGAAAGGTGATTATACAAGACATATATTTACAGCAAAACATAAACGGAAACAAAATGGAACAGAAAATACATCAATTTACATCAAATTACATAATTGCGTATGTGGTAAAGTATATAAGGTTAAATCTGGTTTATGGAAACATCATAAAATTTGTAGTTTAGTTAAAGAGCAGTGTAATAAAACTATTAGTAACACCGATGATATTGCTAATAAAGAACAATTTATATTAGATTTACTAGCACAGAATAAGGAGCTTATGAAAATACTAAACAAAACCATTCCAAAAATAGGTAACAATAATACAACTAATAATACAACCAATAATCAATTCAATCTACAAGTCTTTCTCAATGAAGATTGTAAAGACGCAATGAACTTTTCTGATTTTGTAAAACAAATACAAGTTTCTTTAATAGATTTGGAGAACCAAGCTGAAAACGGGTACATTAAAGGAATTACCAAACTTTTTATAGATAACCTACAAGTATTGGGTATGAATAATAGACCCATTCACTGTACTGATAAAAAACGTAAAACGTTATATATTAAGGAAAATGATGAATGGGATAAAGAAGGTTCTCAAGATATATTGAAAAAAGGAATTCAAGAAATAACAAGAAGAACCTTCGAAATATTAATAAAAGAACAAAGGATTCATTCTGAAGAATATAATGATGCCGATTCAGAGTTCTCTGGGAAATGTATTTCTATCCAGCGAAATTTAACTCCAAATCATCCAAGAGAAACCACTATAAGTAAGGTGATAGATAATATCACTCAAAATACTGGTATTTTATAAATAATGTAAAAAAACCCGTTTTGGATTCTCTTTTGATTTTCTCAAAAATGGACATTTATAAATGTCCAAATTTCACATTTATAGGATTACTTTTTCAACCACTTTTTTGAAAAAGTCATTTAAAGCATAATGCAGTAAATCCTGTTTTTATTTATATTTTTTGTTAGCATAAGTTTTTACAGTTTTTTATTCGTTATAATTTGACGACTTTTATCTTTTCCATATTTAGAAACAATATGGAACAAATAAAGTCGTCAAAAGTCGTCAAAAGTTTTATATGTGAAAAGTGTAAATACAATTGCAGAAGAATGTGTGATTACAAGAAACATATATTGACTGCTAAACATAATTTGGAACAAATGGAAAAAATAAAGTCGTCAAAAGTCGTCAATTGTTTCGTATGCGATTGTGGAAAAAAATATAAAGTTTATTCTGGATTGTGGAAACATAAAAATACTTGTTCTACAATCAACAATTCTGTTAATATTCAAGAGAACCTCTTACAACAACAGTTTATGATCACTATTATATCACAAAATAAAGAAATTGTGGATGCACTTGTTCTTCAAAACGAAGAGTTAATAAAAAAAAATAATGAACTCACTAATGCCATTATGCAACAATCATCGGCAATAAAAGAAATTATACCCAAAATTGGTAATATTAATGTTGCAAATACCATAAATAATTTTAATCTTAATATGTTTCTTAACGAAGATTGTAAAGACGCAATGAATTTTTCGGAATTTATAAAACATATGCAAGTTTCTTTAACCGATCTTAAGAACCAAGCAGAAAATGGTTATATCAAAGGAATTACGAAACTCTTTATAGAGAATCTAAATCGGTTAGGAACGAATAACAGACCCATTCACTGTACTGATAAAAAACGTAAGACTCTATATATCAAGGAAAATGATGAATGGAATAAAGAAGGTTCTCAAGATATATTGAAGAAAGGAATTCAAGAGGTAACCAGAAGAACCTTCGAACAATTAATAAAAGAACAGAAGATTCATTCTGAAGAATACAATGATGCCGATTCGGAGTTCTCTATGAAATGTATTTCGATCCAGCGAAATTTAACTCCGAATCATCCAAGAGAAAACACAATAGGTAAGGTGATCGATAATATTACCCAAAATACTGGTATTTTATAAACAATATAAAAAACCCGTTTTGGATTCTCTTTTGATTTTCTCAAAAATGGACATTTATAAATGTCCAAATTTCACATTTATAGGATTACTTTTACAACCACTTTTTTGAAAAAGTCATTTAAAGCATAATGCAGTAAATCCTGTTTTTATTTATATTTTTTGTTAGCATAAGGTTTTTACAATTTTTTCATTCGTTGCGGTCAGTCGTTTATTTAGTCAGCATTATATATGTAAATATGCTGACTACTAAAACGAAAAAAAACGAGATAAATATAATTTGTGATAAATGTAACTTTAGATGCTTATACAAAAGCGATTATAGTAGACATGTTTTGACAGCAAAACATAAGATGCTGACTAATGCTGACTTTAATGCTGACTTAAAAAACGACATATCATTCGTATGCGTTTGTAATAGATGCTATTCACATAAACAGTCATATTATCGTCATAAAAAAACGTGTAATTTAGAAAACAAAGAAATTAAAGTTATTGCTTTAGAACACATTCCACGCGACTACAATTCCACAATTTTAAATTTAGTTTCACAAAATAAAGAGTTGATGAGTTTGCTTGTTGTTCAAAATAAAGAACATAGAGAAGAAACAAATAAATTGCAAAATACTATAACAGAAATTATACCCAAAATCTGCAATATAAATGTTGCAAATACCACAAATAATTTTAATCTCAATATGTTTCTTAATGAAGATTGTAAAGACGCAATGAACTTTTCGGAATTTATAAAACAAATACAAGTTTCTTTAACCGATCTAGAGAACCAAGCAGAAAATGGTTATATCAAAGGAATTACGAAACTCTTTATAGAGAATTTAAACCGATTAGGAACGAATAACAGACCCATTCACTGTACTGATAATAAACGCAAGACCCTATATATCAAGGAAAATGATGAATGGGATAAAGAAGGTTCTCGAGATATATTAAAAAAAGGAATTCAAGAAGTAACAAGGAGAACCTTCGAACAATTAATAAACGAACAGAAGATTCATTCAGAGGAATACAATGATGCCGATTCGGAGTTCTCTATGAAATGTATTTCGATCCAGCGAAATTTAACTCCGAATCATCCAAGAGAAAACACAATAGGTAAGGTGATCGATAATATTACCCAAAATACTGGAATAGCGTGATTATATTACGGCGATACGGATACGTAAAATTGAATTTATCTATATTACAGTTATTTACATTACAATATCTAAATACTAAAAAAAAAATGCAAAAATTATCTAAATTCGAATCTATAACAAGTGGAATGCCGCACATTTTGGATTATTGTGGTGTTATGTCATTAAATAATATATCGTCAACATCTCATTACTCTTATTATACAATAAGACCATTGCTATTACGTAAATTTAAAAAAATTCCACATTCGTGTAAGATAAATGGTACCACAATGATATCAAATAACAAGGACTTTATGTATTCAATTATAGCTGATACCATTAGTGTAAAAATAAGTTTCAAAGTTCCATATGAAATAAATATTACACATATTGATATGCTGAGCACGTTATTTAAAATATACACACCGTTTCACACGTGGAAAGTTGATACTAACATGCTCGAATTTCTTCCATATAATTACGGTAATACACCCGAATATGCTACTACAATGGACGTAATGCATACAGGTGAAATATACTCACAACCACGCAATATAGAAAATTCATCGAATGCGTTGTATAAAGATGAAATAATTAAGAACAATACAAAAATTAAAATATTTTATAACATATGTAAATCCATTTCGAATAGAACACCAAATATAACTGGTATATCTATACGCGGTATCAATATAGAACACAACATAAAAAACAATCAAACTATTAAGACAACTGTGTTAATTATACCATTCATATTATTTATGATTGTCGCGATACAAAGGAAAAATATCGAAGAATACATACAGATAATACCTTATTTATTGACAGCTATTGTTATAGTAATATTAGGAAATTACGCAGATCCATATATTGGGAATAAAATATATCACAAAAAACGTTCGTGTGATTGGTAATCGGTAAATAACGTAACAAATAATCTAACAATCCGCATATTTTTCTGGACCCACTCTACCAGCATAACATGATGATGCGAGATGTCCGTGATTACCACAACGATTACACTTGGGGTCTAATACATTTTTTATTACACGTTTTCCCAATATAAATACATTTTTAAAGATAGATTTATTTTTATAATAAACGGGAAGTTGGTCACAATACTCGGCGATATGACTATTATAGTTTATAGATAACACGTTTTTATTACAATACTTACATATAGTTGATTCTGTGACACACGCGTTATAATCTTTTTTTGTTGTATTCGATTCTCTTGTGCATATGTTATAATCCTTTTTTTCAGGACACTTATTCGTAAAATGTCCTGAATGATGGCATCTATAACACAAGTCATATACCGAATCGATACCGGAACGAATAAATCGTTTCATTTCATTAGATAGTTCACAGATACAGAAACTACCTCCTCGAACGTTATCTATTCCATATTTATGCATATACACCTTTGTATATTTATCTTCGTCAAACGTATCGCAATTAGGTATAATCTCGACAACTCGTACCGGTACATATCGTTTTGTCCATTCGGAACCATAACTATTACAATGGTCTGAAATGCGAATAGATGGATTATCCGTTTTACCTACATAATATTTACCACCCTCTAATTCTAATATGTAAATGAATACCATCTCACGAGACAAAATAATATATAATAATGTATATTATGTATTATTTTCAATTTTGCCAAAAAACCACGTAATTATTCTTTGATAATGAAATTACTTCTTCCTTTTTTTTCTAACTTTCCAAGAGCGATTAAGTTTTCTCCAGTGGTCTTGGAACGTTTATAACTATCCATATCGTAGACTACATTATTGGTCTGGTCATATGCGTAATCTATACCCTGAACGGTAACCTTTATCAATCTCACGTTTTGTTTCTTAACATTTATATCATCGTTTTGATATTTATCAACTTCTAATGACGGATACGACCCAAATTGATTAGAAGTAACTTTACCATATCCATAGCATATTAAATTATCAGATGCGTTTCGATTATATATAGCACAGTCAATCGAACTTTCTTTTACTGCCTTCAATATTTGTTGATTTATTTCGTTTTTTATACGAGAAATTTCATATAAGGATTCATCAGTGGTAATTGGCGTCTTTTTATCAAGTTTACTAACATCTCGAATAATAAGTTCCTTATTGTTATCATCATTGCTTTGTTTTTCACTAAATGTGCTGATATATAAAAATACCTGTACGGTTCTCAAATTTTCTGGTAAATCATGATGACTACATATTCTTCTAGCACGACCGACAACTTGGTCAGGACGTACCATATTCCAATAAGGTTCTACTATGTGCACAAAACGTGTGTTTTTCAGATTAATGCCCTCTGACCCCGATGACGTAATCATAATAATTTTCACTATATCGCCCATAAAATTATTGGTATTAATTTTTTCCAATTCTGCTCGAAGAGCATTGGGAATAAATTCCCACTGACTATTATAAATATTACGTAATATTTCCTTTTCCTCTGCGGTCTCTGTACCAGTATATAACATGAATTTAGGTTTTTTGTTAATAGGCATATCTAGTGACCAATTACCATCAGACAATCGTTTAATTTTAAATTGTGCGAAACCGTTTGCTTCTAGTATTAATTTAAGAAGACCAATACCTTCGATTGTTCTAAATTGGCTATATAATAAATGTAACCCTGAATGGTCTTCGTTCGTAAGATTACTAAGTATATTTAAGAATTTAGGGCTAAATTGAGCCAGTGCTTGTGGTATAAGATATTCAGCTGGTTTATCTGATAAATATTTTAAAGCAATCTGTATACGCTCTCCGTAACCAATATTGTCTACTGGTTCTGGGTCCTCTTGATTAGAATATACATCTGCCTCTTGTATTAATTCCTTTGCTGTTCCGTCTATCTCCAACTCACTTAATGTCTCGTTATCTGGCATTGGTCTGCCTGGTGGATCAGGAAAGGCAAAATTACATGCAGCACGTGAAAATATTCTATAAGAAGATGCAATATCGTACAATTCTCCATCGGGTTTCTTTTTCTTACTCTGGTTGCGTTTGTTCTTTTCACTATCTGCTTCAGTCTTTCTAATTTTTTCATATATACTAAATTGATGATCACTCATCTCGCTCATTACTAGATGGTAAGTTCCTCCATCTTCATTCAATACAAACTCAGGTAAAAGACTTTCTTGGGCACTTCTAAAATACGACGAAAGACCTAATATTCGCCTCTTAAATAGATTACTATCTTTTAATGTAGCGGTATCAACGTCTATAAACATATCAATAAACTCGTCTTTCATATCAGGTAAGGTTTTGTTTAATTCCAATTTTATCATGTTAGTCTGTGGTTCAATATTATTTGTTTTTAATATCTGACTGACAATTCGAATAAAAGTTTCGTCATTAATATTACCAGTCTCATCGAGTTTAACTCCATTGTATCTATCAAATGGTCCATCAGCACCACCACGAATAACAATATTGCCTTTCTTAGTAAGATTCATTCCGCCACCGTGCCTTTTTTTCTGTGTATCTGGATTTTGTGTATAATTACGTTTTTCTACATTTATAAAACCAAATGGATTACGAGTAATAGTTATAGTATTTCCACTATACTCTACGAAGTCGTGTGTATTGAAATTCGCCTCTTTAAACATTTCCAGTATAGCATCGCGATTAATTTTCTTCGTTGATTTTACTACAACAGGTATTTTCCAAGTTTTGATATATCCTCTTAATATGTTATATAAAATTCCTATTTCATTTGGATAATTGATTATAGGAGTTCCTGTTAATAATACAATCTTGGCGTTTTCTGCTCGCATCAATAAGTCATATAAGACATATGAAATGGTTCCTGGTTTATCTATTTTATTTACAATACGACTTACAAAATTGTGAGCTTCGTCAATAATAATCACCTTATTATGGAATGGGTTTATTGTTTGATTCTGTGTTAATTCGTTCAATTTGTTCATATTCAAACCATTATAGTTAATGTCATTATATTTATGCCTTATCATTTCATTGAGTTGTTCTTCCAATGTCGCTTGTTCGTTTGTGGTCAGATCTTTATAATTACTTGGTTTTTTTACATTTACCATCCAAGCACCGTTATATTTTTCAATAAACTCTTTCGACAACCCCATTGAAGTTGATATGGCTTCTTTATAATCGTCTTTTCCAACTGTCGAAATAAATTCCCAAAATTGATTTTTACGAAATAGTTCATCACCGCATTTTTTGAGTTCACTAAAGAAATTCATTTTAAGAGACGCTGGTGTCATCAAAACTATTTTTTTATCAGATTTCATTCCTTCCGCAATTGCTATCGAACTACAAGTTTTCCCAGAACCAAGACCATGATACAATAACAATCCACGATAAGGTGTATATAAATTTAAATAATCACGGACAATTTTTTGATGTGTTAGCAGACCAAAATCAACAACCTTTGTATCACAAGACATTGTAGAAGTATTATCCAATATTTCTTTCTTATATGGTTGAAATAACTTATTTAATTTTTCAATTGAAATTTTTCGATTATTCATATAATATGTGGATGACTTCTGAATAATTTTATCCTTTTTAGCAGGTAATCTACTTTTAGTACCAGTATCGCCAATTTTAAAATCATTCAACATCGCAGTTGACACAGTTTTTGGTTTAATCCGCTTAACCTTTATTGTCATTTTTGCTCCAGGCAAAGGTGGATTGTCTTCTTCTTTCAATTCATCGATACGTTGCTCCCCTATAATAACAATTTTACGCTTCGATTTTGTGGGTTTCACAACACCAACGGGCGTGTCTAAATTCTTATCTAATACTATATCTTCATTCATATATTGTCTGTTTGTGAGGCGTTCTAATACCAACGAACGGTCTATGTTACTATTTTGTCTCTTGTCTATGATTTGAAATAATACAGGTTTTTCGACCATACTGTCTATTACATCATCATCTTTCGCATCATCTTTCGCATCATCTTTCGCATCATCTTTCGCATCATCTTTCGCATCATCTTTCGCATCATCTTTCGCATCATCTTTCGCAAACATAACAAGATTTTTTTTTTCGATTTGAGGTATAGGTTTCGTCATTAATTTTTCTAAATACGCATTATTCATAGTGTTATACTATATTAGTATAAAAATATGTTTTTATGTTTCTATTTCAGTCATTTACTTTTTTATTATTATTGCGACATAGAAGTGACATAATCTATGTACGTATTCATAATATACCCAATACAAATGATACTTCTAATGCGTAACATTAAAAAATGTAAAAACAAATTAATTTAAACCTATGCGCATCTGTGTCAAAAACAAACATTTTTATAATATTTCTAAAACCCCTGTAAATTGACAATAGCCATTTCACACGCGGTTTGTTCCGCTTTTTTTTTAATCTTATGGATGCCATCACCAAGAAATACAAATATCTTTCCCCTTTCAGACATTTGTTGATGTATATCTCTAAAAGTTGCGAATGATTTAATCTCGATTGCTGAAGCAGTGATAGTCTTATGTATTTGTTGTCCTAAGCACAAATAAACACCCATGTGATACCCCATATTGGGGTCGTGTTGTTCCATTTCAATATAATGAGGAGTTACCTTAAATTCTTTTTGTATCTTAACTTGTAATATATTTTTATAATTGTCGTCGTCTTGAATAAGTTTAATCCAGTCAACGTGTTTATCAAATATTCTTTCTATGAATATCTGAGACATTTGAAACCCAGGACCAGTAACGAATACATTTTCAAACCATTTATCCTCGTCTTTTACAGATATCTTATTGAAATCCAAAAACAATGCCCCGATAAATGCCTCGAATAAACACCCAAGTTTCTTGAGATTAGTGCGCGTTTGTTTAGTCTCTGCATTTTTAGAGATAATATACCATTTATTCAAACCCATTTCATAAGTCATTCGACCAATAGATTCATTTTTAACTAATGCTATTTTTTTTTCGGTCATAAACCCCTCATTTTCTTTAGGGAAACGGCGATATAAATAGTATTTTGTGATACATTCTAATACACCATCTCCAATAAACTCAAGACGCTCGTTTGATTTAGAATACAATGGTAAACAACTATCTGGTTTTTGAATAATTTTTATATTATTTTCTGCGTTTTCAACGTCTGGTCGTCGAATATAAGACCTATGAACAAATGCACGTCTATATAATTGAAAATTATGAATAGGAACATCAATGCCATATGATTTTAAAATGTCTTCGACATCTTTTTGCGTAATCTCATTATTTAGGGGGTTATATGGGTCGAAAATATATACATCTTCACCTTTGTCATTTTTAATAATATGAATATCATCGTCTAGACTTTGTACGGAATTAACTCTTGACATATTTTAATAACTAATTGAATATAATATAAAAACTTTAATTCGTTTATATAATCAATTTTGTAAATAAAATATTTATACTATATATATAAAATGGTATTAAGTGGATCTAACAAAACATCTTCGCTCTCTAGTATTATCAACATCAATCAGGGGGGTGGAATGAAAAAGGCGGGTCTCGCACCGACCGAGACGGTTTCTGTCGCACAGAGAAGATCCTATAACAGTGCCCCTTCTATTCTAAACTTGACTTCAATGAGATTGCCTATGACCTCTAATAGAGTTGTTATTGGGGGTATTGGTATGCGTTTTACCAGTAGATAAATCTCGAACACCAATTATTGAATCAACTAAAATAATATAAAATTAATGTATTATTTTAATTAACAAATGAAAATCATAGTTGACGATCGAGAACACGATTTAATGAAAAGGTTTATGGAATTATTAGATGTTAATAATTCTAACAATATTCAGATTATACAACAAACATTGCATATCGGGGACGTTATATTAACTCCCGGTTCTCAAGATGGTGATGAATATTGTATTATAGAAAGAAAGACGTTAAGTGATTTGTTATCGAGTATAAAAGATGGAAGATACGAAGAGCAATCACATAGACTTTCATATGCTACTACATGTCCAAATCAACGTATTATATATATTATTGAGGGTAATATGATTTCATTAAATAGCGAAAATGATTATAAAACAGTGTGTTCTGCGATTACGTCATTAAATATGTATAAGGGGTTCAGCGTGTTTAGAACGTCGAGTGTTACCGAAACGGCAAAGTTGATACTATACATGACAGAAAAAATAATAAAAAATGAATCTAAAAACATTCCTTTTTTTTCCAACAAAATAAATAATCAGAACAGAGAACCACCAGCAAATTATTGTAATTTAGTAAAAAAGGTAAAGAAAGACAATATTACGCAAGACAATATAGGAGAAATTATACTATCGCAAATCCCTGGCGTCAGTTCAATTACAGCTATTTCTATTATGTCCAATTTTAAATCATTCTATAATCTTATCGAGAGTTTACAAAAAGACCAAGCATCTCTGGATAACCTTACGATGGTATGTAATGGAAAAACACGAAAAATTAGTAAGAAAATATTAGAAAATATTAAAACATACCTGCTATATAATCCGAGAAATGTCGATAAATAATTATACTGGACCAGTGCTTGGTATATACGACTCTGGGTTTTTTTTGTTAAACGTATCTGGTAAAAACTGTGTCTTTGGTTTAAAATATAGTGGTTTATTTACCTCGTTGTCCTCATATTTACCTTCTTCTATCTTTCCTTTCGTAAATTCCACACCACCCCAATTAGAATCCATCGGGTTATCACTTATTTTCGCCTTTGATGTAGAATCGTGTATTTCATCCAATTCATTATATACTCCTATTTGTAATCCAGTTGTATCAACACCTGGGTATTGATTAGAATTATATGGATAATTTGAACGATTTGCGTCTTTAATGGGAACAACATTCACAGGGTTCATTCCGCCGGATTGATTGAACGGATTAGGACGAATACGATATACATCGTTACCTTGCGTATCATTCTCTTGTTGTAAAAACAATACTGGACATTCTATGCCGTTTGATTTCTGTTCGTTTAAATAACTAATATAATCATCTAAAGTATCGAATTCTGTTGGCAGTTCGTCTTTATTATTTGGGTCAACGAATAACAGTAATTTACCACCGCGTTTAATTAGAGCAGTACCACATATTTTAGCAGTATCACTATTACCCTTAACCTCCAATCCCTCATTTAATGCGTCCTTTGTAAATTGATTATGCGACAAGAAAGCACAAACACTGATAGCTATTAGAAATATTATTATAGTAAATATTATGAAGTATCGCATCTATATATAATAATTAGTAAAAAAAAAGAGACTGTAAAATATAACGTATATATATATAAATGGATACCAAATTTTTCATAGTTCACGCGGAATGGTGTTCACACTGTATTATGCTAATGGAAACAATAAAAACAATTGGAGGATACCCGTCAGGGAAAGGTGAATATGACATAAATGGAACAATTGTGAGAGTAATAGAACAAAAAGAATTGGGTAACCCAGATGTCAAAGCTATTTTAGGTGACAGACACGTTCAAGGATTTCCTACAATTCTTATTAAAACTAAGAACAATTTTGAAGAATACAATGGTCCAAGGGACGGCGATAGTTTAAGGCAATTATTTCACACAGACAAAAACCCTAAACAACAGATTAAGAAACGTCAACGCCAAAAAAGAAAAACCATAAGAAAAACCATAAGAAAAAACGCTAGAAAAACCCCTAGAAGACCAGCAAAAAAGTCGGTAAGTTGGTTATTCTAAAATGTCATACTAGATTTTATATCAGCATCGTCACCATCAACGATACAACAAATAATATCTATAAAAATCTTCGCATGCTCGCAACTGTCACGGCATTCTGTTACTATTGCATTACCGTAACCAGTCGGAGAATTATACTGAAGTTATGGTAACTCACAATTAAATATTTGAATAGAATCGGTACCACTCACGCGTTTATGCCCGTTACAGTTACTACTTATAACAAATGATAATGTGCTTTCATACATATAAGATTTGAACCGACGAACGATGGGTCATTGTTTGAAGGATTAACTGTGGTCAGTTTGAAATTACATATTGGTGTGTACCAATATGTATAGTATTTAAAAATATATGAAACGATTTATACGGACCATCACAGGTCGAAAAAATCAATCCTTTTTTTTTCTTGTAAAATTGAATTTTATAACAGTTCGTATCAAAGATAATAAAAACATAAAATTATTGATACAAATGAGTGAAACCAAGAAAAAAATAAAAATATCTAAAATGTATAGATTATTTGATTGTAATTCCTACGATTACATACCTGAAAAAAACGGAGCAAACAGTGATGAAGATGACGCAATAAAAGACGAAACACCGAAATTTATGGTAGAGTTATACGGTATAAACGAAATAGGAGAGACTGCTTGTATTAAGGTAAATAATTACAAACCGTTCTTCTATATCAAGGTAGACGACGATTGGACTAATTCAAATATCGGACCATTCAAGGCATGGTTCACCAATAAATTAGGTAATCATCATTCAAAATTTATGATAAATCTTGAACTAGTTTCAAAAAAGAAATTATATGGCTTCACGCACGGAAAGGAATCTAAGTTCATAAAAATGCAATTTCATAATACAATAGGTATGAACAAGGCACGTGGTCTTTGGAATTCATACAATGAAGAAGGAGAGCGCAAAAGGGTGAATTTGATTTACTCATTGTCGCATACAAATAAATGTACTCTAGAACTATATGAAAGTAATATTCCGCCTTTATTGAGATATTATCACCTGAATGAGATAAGTCCATCAGGATGGATTAAAATCAAAGATTATAAACAACACATAATTCAACAAAAGAAAACATTATGTGACTATGAATATGAATGTGGCGAAAAACAGGTTATTCCTGTTCACGATATGGAAGCGAGAGTCCCATACAAGATATGTAGTTTCGATATTGAGGCAAGTAGTAGTCACGGTGATTTTCCTCTACCAATAAAAACGTATAAGAGACTCGCATCTAATATAATGGAACTATACGATAAATTGAAACCAAATGAAGCAATGATATCATCATTTATTACAAACTGTATTCTTTCCGCATTCGGTCACGTGAGATTTGACGGTATTGACGCAGTATTTCCAAAAAATAATAAACTTACAAGTAAGACATTAATTCAATCTAATATAGACAAAATGATAACTATGAAGTTAAAAGACGTTATACTAGAAAATGTTACATTAGATAATGTAAATACACTAGATTACATGTTTTCAAAGGGATATGATAGTGACGACGAAGAGACAAACAATTGGTCAAACAAAAAGAATAAAAAAATAGATAAAAAAGTAACTATTTTAAAAATGTTGTTAAACGAAGACTATGTACGTGAAGATAAAATTAACGAAATGGATAAATTATTCACTAATTACCTACCACAGTTAGAAGGAGATAAAGTAACTTTTATCGGGTCAACATTTATGACGTACGGTGATTCGAAACCTTATATGAATCATTGCCTAGTACTCGGAAGTTGTGACCATGTAGAAGATGCTGTAATTGTGACATGTAATAGTGAAAAAGATTTACTGATCGCATGGAAAAATTTAATAAAAGAAGAAAATCCTGACATTATTATAGGTTACAATATATTTGGGTTTGATTATCAATTTATGTTCAATCGCGCTGTTGAAAATAATTGCGAGGAAGAGTTTCTTAAACTATCACGTAACGAAAATGAAGTATGCGGAGTGAGGGATAAAGATACTCAAAGAGTAAAAGGCATCGAGCATTCAAAAGTTGTATTAGCCAGTGGAGAGTATGATTTACATTATACCAAAACAACTGGACGATTACAAATCGATATGTATACTTATTTCCGTAGAGATTTCAACTTATCGTCTTATAAATTAGATGACGTTGCTGGTGAGTATATCGGAGATGATATTAAAAAGGTAGTCGACCAAGAAAACGATACCACACGCATATATAGTAAGAATCTTACAGGTTTGAATAAAAATGATTTCATTCATATCGAGTTGATGACATTCACGAAAGATTATTATTGCGACGGTAAAAAATTCAAAGTGATAGATATACAGAAAGACGTAGTGATAAAAGAGAACATCAAAGGAAAAGACGTAGAAAACAGTTACAATATTATGGTAATTGAAGGAAATCACGAACAACATATAGATATGAGTAAATCTGTTCGTTGGGGTATGGCAAAAGATGATGTATCTCCACAGGATATATTCAGACTGACAAATGGTTCATCATCTGACAGAGCAATTGTAGCGAAGTATTGTATTCAGGATTGCAATCTGGTCCATCATCTATTTAATAAAATAGATGTAATAACTGGATATATAGAAATGTCTCGTATGTGTAGTGTGCCTATAAGTTTCCTTGTATTCAGAGGACAAGGTATTAAATTGACTAGTTACGTTGCCAAGAAATGTCGCATTAAAAATACATTGATGCCAGACATAGAGAAGAGTTTCAGTAATGACGGATACGAAGGAGCGATTGTTTTACCACCCAAATGTGACTTTTACTTAGACAATCCAGTTGCCTGTGTAGATTATAGTTCATTATACCCGTCTTCCATCATAAGTGAAAATTTATCACACGACAGTAAGGTATGGACAAAGGAATATGATATAAACGGCGAAGAGAAGGTTGATAAACGTACAGGGGAAACTGATAAAGATGGACATTATATTTACGACAATCTACCCAATTATCAATATGTAGATATTAAGTATGATACATTCAGATATCACCGCACCCACCCAAAAGCAGCAGCATCAAAGACTCTTTCTGGATACAAAATATGTCGTTTCGCACAATTCCCAGAAGGAAAAGCAGTATTACCATCTATTTTGGAAGAACTACTGTATGAACGTAAGGCAACACGTAAGATGATACCTGAAACAAACGACGAGTTTATGAAGAATGTATTGGATAAACGCCAACAGAGTATCAAGGTAACTGCTAATTCTTTATACGGTCAAACTGGGGCAAAGACAAGCACATTTTATGAACCAGATGTAGCAGCGTCGACTACAGCTACTGGACGTAAATTATTAATTTATGGTAAGCATATCATCGAGGAATGTTATGGCGATACAGTATGCGAAACAGAAGAGGGAACTGTTAGAAGCAAAGCAGAATACGTTTATGGAGATACTGATAGTGTATTCTTCACATTCAATCTGGAAACATTGGAAGGTGAAAAAATTGTAGGTAAACGAGCACTTAAAATCACAATCGAATTGGCGAAACGCGCAGGCGAATTAGCAACAAAGTTCTTGAAGTGTCCACACGATTTAGAATATGAGAAAACATTCTGGCCATTCTGTTTACTTTCTAAAAAACGATATGTAGGAGTAATGTACGAGCATAACCCGGATAAAGGGAAATTAAAATACATGGGTCTTTCATTAAAGCGACGTGATGCATGCGATTATTTAAAGGATACATATGGTGGAATTGTTAACATTCTTATGAAAGATAATTGTGTATCTACAGCAATTGAATTTCTGAATACATCATTAAATAATTTAATTGATGGTAAAGTGCATATGGATAAATTATCAATTACACGCGCACTAAGAAGTGGATATAAAAACCCAAAACAGATTGCTCACAAAGTATTAGCAGACCGCATAGCGGAACGTGAACCAGGTAATAAACCCAAACCAGGGGATCGTATAAAATATCTTTTCATTTCAACGCCTACAAAGAAGAAACTCATGGGCGAACGCATAGAAACGCCTGAATATATTATAAACAATAAAACGGAAATCGATTACGAACACTACATTACAAATCAATTAATGAAACCACTTCAACAGTTATTTGGTCTAGCACTAGAAAAAATATGGGAACATCAATGCAAACCAAACGCAATCAAGAATTATAAGAAAGACATGTCTAATCTAGAAAACACTTGCGAAGGTGACTTGGAATTGTATATGAAAAAACGAGAGAAATATTGCTCAATAAAAGTAAAAACTTTATTATTTGACAAAGTATTAAATAAAATAAACAATAAACGCAACGGAGTGCAATCGATAGCATCATTTTATACATTAAAAAGATAGTTACATTATTATTATATTATACATTTTTTTTCAGGGTTTTTATGCAAATAATACGAGTAACCACACTTATAATTTATACGACTTCAACATACAAATGTATATAAAGGTAAAAAAATATAACATACAACCGACGTTAATGTCTAATATGAAATATAACCAATATGGACACGTTGGATTAAAAAATATAGGAAACACGTGTTTTTTGAATTCTTGTTTACAAGCACTCAGTAATACCCCAGAATTAAATAAATTATTGGATACCACGAAAAAATTACATAACAATAGTGACGGGATCATTTTGGACGAATGGAATGAATTACGGCAACTCATATGGACAAACGATGGTATCATAAGTCCTAATAAATTTGTTAGGAGCGTTCAAACAGTAGCAAAAGAGAAGTCGCGCGACTTATTTACAGGATGGAGCCAGAACGACATTTCCGAATTCTTGTTATTTATCATGGAATGTATACATAATAGTATATCTCGTTCAGTGGAGGTAAGCATAAATGGGAAAAACGAGAACAATATTGATGTACTTGCGGTAAAATGTTATACACATTTAAAAGAGGCGTATGCCAAAGAATATAGCGAAATTAACGAATTGTTTTATGGTATACAAGTAACCGAAATATTGTCAATAGACAAAAGTATAAAATATAGTACGAAACCAGAACAATATTTCATCGTTGATCTACCTTTACCTAAAATACCGAATATAAATATATACGATTGTTTCAATCTATTCACGGGTGAAGAAAGGATGGAAGGTGAAAACGCATGGTTTAATGACATGACAAAAACAAAAGAGAATATAGTGAAGCGCATTAGTTTTTGGAATTTACCTGATATTCTAGTGATAACATTCAGCCGGTTCTCCTTTGATGGTAAAACAAAACGTAATGACAAAATTTTATTCCCTTTAGATGATTTGGATTTATCCAAATATGTATGTGGATACAAACCTAATTCTTATAAATATGAATTATATGCTATATGCAATCATAGTGGCAACGTTTATATGGGTCACTATACAGCATTTATTAAAAATTATACAAATAACTGGTTTCTATTTAACGACGAAGATATTACAAAGGTTACAAATCCACAATCCGTTGTTACGCCAATGGCATACTGTCTCTTCTATCGTAAAAAAATAACATAGTATAATATATACATATCGTAATGTTTCGAAATTTATTAAACAGATATACAAATAAAGACCCACTATTAGAAGGCATAGACACCAATGTAGATACCGGTATTGCTGTTCCCGTTACTACTTCTAATGCTACTATTACGGATGATAGTGTTGTAAACGCTAATCCGAACAATTTATTTTCATTATTGAATAAGTTTATTAACAAAGATAATTTAAAAATGTTAGTTTCATTTTTTGCAATATTTGTATTATTGTACTTCGTAATGGGTATATATTTCCGCGTGTTTGGATTAGAAAGTCAAAATAACATTGTATCATTGACTAATCTGATACTCTCATCTGTAGTTACAATTTCTGCGTTTAGTAAATATTATCAATTAGACGACGATAAGAAAAACAATCTATCTGAGACGTTATATACAATATTTAAAACAAATATTGAAGATATAGAGACCACTTTTAAATTAGTTGTTCTAGTTGGATTTACATTTGGTTTAAAAAAAATATTACATTTACCTACACCCGAAGGGAATAATTCATTTGTACTAGAAATTTCTAACTTTATATTATGGGTTTCGTTATTATTAAATATAATAGTAGTATTTTGTACGGACTTACTAAACATTCCGGTTATTAAAGTGGTTGAAGATACTATTAACACTATATTATACGGTGAAACCGTAAAGGTCGTAGAAGATACACAGTCGGACGATACGACAGTAAGCGATAAACCAGGAGATGATAAACCGAACGATATTGTACCACAACCAGCCGAAGAAGTGTTCAATGTTTCTAATAATATTTACACTTACGACGATGCGCCAAATGTATGCTCCGCATTAGGCGCTCGCTTAGCGAGTTACGAAGAAGTTGAAGACGCGTACAATAAAGGAGCGGATTGGTGCACTTATGGGTGGTCGCAAAACCAGATGGGTTTCTTTCCTACACAAAAAGAAACATGGCAGAAATTACAATCAAATAACGCTATGAAAAATAGTTGTGGAAGACCTGGTGTAAATGGTGGATATATGTCGAATAATAAAATGAAATTAGGTGTCAATTGTTATGGCATAAAACCAAAAGCGAGTGATTTGGACATAGAACGTATGAAAACAAGTAATATCGTTCCGAGGACTAAGAAAGATGTTATTACAGAACGAAAAGTTGCGTTTTGGAAAGAAAATGCGGATAAAATGCTAAATCTGAATCCACATAGTAAAGGAGATTGGTCACTTTATTAAAAGTTTTTACTTTTTTGTTTTTTTGTTCGGTTTGAATGAATGATGTTCTCCATTTTACGTGTGATGCGTTTGAATGGTTTATGATTTAAATTTAAGAATTCATCTATCTTATCCATACCTAAGACACCAATATATTCACCAGGGCTATATTTAATATTATCATCGTATTTATTTACTACTAGACCGACCGGAACTATCACGGTTCTCTCACGAGAACCACCATACATTTCATTTTGTTTACTTTCGACTTTATAAACATACCCACCAGTGATTTTATTATCAACATTTGAAAACTCTAGGTTTTTTAAAAACGACTCTTTGTAATTAAACATTTATATATAATAATACGATATTATTTTTTATAATTCCTACGTATGTCGTCATGCGTAACGATCTCTCGTTTATCTTTCAAATACTGTAAAATAGAGTCAACATGTTCTTTATTGGGAATAATTTCACGTAGAGAATTCTCTATAAATCCGTAAGTAATTGGTTTATACTCTTTGCGTTTATAAAACTTTAATACTCCATCGGTTATTTCAATCTGTGTATGGTTAATGTTATTCTCATTGACAAACAAGCATATCTGTGAGTTTAATATTGATTTTCTTTCGCGCATTGTTTTAGTTTTTTCATTTACAATTTTTAGTTGATTATCTAAATTCACCCATTGTTTTACATTGTTTATAAATTCTTCCTTGTTATTCAAAACCAATTTTGTTTCACTACTATTCATATACTAGTGAAAATATTATTATTTATTTATTTTTACGTGAAAAATTGTATTTTCTAGATTTATTGTATTTTCTTGATTTGCTTAATTTTCTATATTTTTTCTTACCAATAGTATTATTAGCATATAAAAATAGAACCGGGATAGCAATGTCCGTTATTATACCTCGTCCACCCCTTTTGTTTTTTACTCCACCTACTATGCTGTCAAACACAGTTTTCCCTACAACAGGCGTTTGTAAACTTGTCATATCAGTTGTACCACCCAATTTAATGTTTCGATTCTTAGATGTTTTAACATTACAACTATTGTTATGATTGTAGTTCTTGAACTCCATTATAATATCTATTGATATGTTTTTCTCGGTTAAGTATTTTTAGTAAAAGATAAATAATCAACAACATCGTAAATGTCTGGAAAATGTGATATATACAAAAACACCATATGTATATATAAATTTCATCATATATGTAGAGAGAAATAGGTTTTACAATCACATTTATGCTTTGTTTTAAATCTTCTGTTTTAAAAAAATCTATAATTTTGTCACGAATTAACTTCATTTTGTTTTATTTTTAGAAATAGATTTATAGTTATATACGAATTGCGTAATAATACGAATTGTAATATATCAAAAAAATATACAATGGACGCAATAATCGATTACGAAAAAAACTTCGATTTTAACGATTTATACTTTACATCACCAAGTAGCATGAATGGTGGAAACTATTTTATTAAGATCATAAACGGGTCTACACCACTATATATACAACCACCTAAATGTCTTCTGAAGAATGGCATTATCAAAACGGTAAAACGTGCTTATTGTGACTTGATGTTTAACCGAGACGATGCTAAATTTATTGAATGGATAGAGAATTTAGAGAATATATGTCAGATGAAAATATTCGAAAACCGTGCGAAATGGTTCGAGAGCGATTTATTAAAAGATGAAATAGAAAGTTCATTTACACCTCCATTTAAACTATATAAGTCAGGTAGTTTTTATATATTAAGAGCGAATATACCAACACTTTTAGATAAAATAAATATCAAAATATACAACGAGAACAACGAGGAAATAAAAATAACTGACTTAAAAAATGATGAATCGGTTGCGACTATTTTAGAGATACAAGGAATAAAATGCTCAACCCGAAGCTTTCAACTGGAATTCGCAGTTAAGCAACTGTTATCTATAAATCCTGTCAATTTATTTGACAAATTGTTATTAAATAAAACAAAAATTAATAAGCGTGATGAGGATTGTGAAAGTATTAAGGAACTCAGGACATTAAAAACGGCAACAGATGAAAAAAACACATTAACAGACAAGGATAATAAAATAAATTTAATATCGAAAGATGACAATGTAGCAAAAGATACCATCGTAAATAGCGAATCATCATTCATAATAAAGACAAATGACAATACAAAATCAATCAAGGATAATAAAGAATCTATTTTTAGGAAGAATAATGATAATTTAATGGAAATAGACATACAACCACGTGATGATGATACTATGTTTTTAAAAAGTCGAAACGACGTATATTATAATATGTATCGCGAATCACTTAAAAAGGCAAGGATTGCGAAAGAAATTGCTTTGACTAATTATTTAGAAGCAAAACGAATAAAAAATACATATATGTTAACAGATTTAAAAGACGACAGCGATATGGACGATAGCGATATAGACGATAGTGATATAGATGATAGTGATTCAGATAATGGCGATTTGGATAATATTACATAATACTATAATTTAGTAAAGTATTCAATCCAGTAAAGAATACTAAGTCCGAAAATATTTTATCATCCGATTATATAAACAGAATGGGACTCGCGAATTTAATGAATAAAACTTTTTCTGGATCTATGAAATGGGTGTTAATCGTTGCCTTTGTGTTATTATGCGTGTTTTTACTTGATTATTCAAGAAAATATAACACATTCGATAATATGGAGAATGAGAATACCGATTCTAAAGAAGAAGATGATGACACACCTTTATCTGAACCAGCACATTCAATCGGACACGCGAATGGAAACTCCAGTGCAAACCCATCCGATTTACTACCTGCGTCTAATAGCGGTGAGAATGGGTGGGATGTATTGAATTCTGTAGGCACAACTGCTGGAGCGAATCCTGAACTACTCGAAGCTGGACACCATACTGGAATCGACTCTGTCGGTCAGAGTTTGCGTAATGCCAATTTACAACTACGTTCTGACCCAGTAATCCCATTAAAGGATACCGGTCCTTGGAATCAGTCAACAATCGAGGCAACTAATATGCAAGTTCCGTTCAATTTAGGACGATAAATATAAAATGAATTATACATTATAATATGCATCTATATTATAATGACAGTAAGCACCCATATATATAAAAATGGATTCAAATTGATACACGAAAAGGTAACAAATCATTCGACGTCTAGCATAAATGTGTTTTGTGAAGTGGGTTCTATAAATGAACCAAATAATCTAAGAGGTGTTTCTCATTTTATAGAGCATATGTGTTTTAAAGGTACAAAACGAGTACCACTACCAAGAGACATATTTCTAACGTATGATAAAATAGGTGCTTATTTGAACGCATATACGGATAAATGTTTCACTTGTTATACTATTAAATGTGATAGTGATTATCTTGAAAATATAATTGAAATGATATCAGATATGATGCTAAATTCCACCTTTAATAAAATAGAATTTAAAAAAGAAGAGCATGTTGTTATAGAAGAAAATATTAAAAGTGAAGATATACCAGCAAATTTGCTAGACGATAGTCTTACAGAAATGATATACAAAGGCAGTTCATTTTCTAATAATGTAGATACATTAAAATACCATGATAATAAATTTGATTATGATGAAGTTGTAGAGTTCTATAAATTGTTTTATACACCACAACGGATGGTTTTCAGTATAACCACTTCATATAGTTTCAATGATATTAAACGATATCTAGCGACTACTGATTACGTAAAACAATTGAAAGACACAACTATAATACCTCAAAAGTTCATGATAAAACCGTGCGTTGAAGAACAACAGCATATTCAACTAAAAATCATTGAATTAAAAGGACACAATACATCACATATAGGTATTTCATTTAGAGTTGAATATTGTGATAAGCACGTTATAGAATTATTTTCAACAATATTGAGTGGTCCTATGAGTTCACGGTTGTTTAATTTATTACGCGAAGAGAATGGTCTCACTTATACATCATCAGTAAGTACAAACTATTATAAAAATTACGGAGACATAACAATTTATGCGGAAACGGACAAAACAAAGGTTTTAAAAAACAAGTCGAAACCAGGAGTTTTACCACTCCTAATAAGTGAACTGAAACATTTATTGAAAAATGGTGTAACTGAAAATGAAGTAAAGACAGCGAAGCTTTATACAAATGGTGCATTAAAAATCGCATCTGAAGATATCGACAATCTAACAAGTCACAATGGTGAAAGTCTATTAATGCACCCGAGTGAAGACATTGTTCAATTCAAACAAATATACGACCAATTGTATAAAAATATTACCACCAGTGATATAAATAAAATTATACAAAAGTATATTCGCCCATCTTTAATGAGCGTTTCCATTGTTGGACCCAGAATAACGAGTGAAAAAAATCTACGCGATATATTAGATAAAATTAAATCATAAAAATGTTGATATATATTATAATCAAATTGTAATATATATATATATATGAACAAACCTGAGTGTTTAGGTTGCATAATAACTTTGTTTATACTATCTGTTTGTTTTTACATCTATTCAGATAAGGAAGGTTTTGAATTAAAGTGTTTAGTTGCTTCAAAAGATGGTAATAAATATTGCGTCCGTGAACGGTCCAAATTAGGTAAAGCCGCAAATTTATTGGCAACAGTCACTGAAAAATGTAAAGAACTTGTTAAGTATGTTGAGAAAAAAGACCCAAATAACGAAGCAGTCAAGAGACTGGTTCTCGGTTACAATCCGGTTAAAATTATGGAAACATTACCCACTAGTAAATACACGGCATTTAGTGAAAACAAAGGTGAGAAACTTGCGTTTTGTTTGAACGTTAAAAACAAAGACAACGATAACCTTATAGATGAACATACTCTTATATTTGTTGCTATACACGAATTGGCGCATGTGATGACTAAATCGATAGGTCATAAGACTGAATTCTGGGATAATTTCAAATATCTTTTAGTCAACGCCAAAGAAGCGGGAATTCACGAACCACACGATTATAAGAAAGAATCTCGTGAATATTGTAGTATGAAAATAACAGATAATCCATTTTATGATGCGTAATTTTTTTTCTTCTATTCTATTTTTTTTATTGAAGAAAGATATAAGAATATAGTATAAATAAAACATTATGACTGTATTTGAAATTAAAATAAAAGCATCAGAGCGAAATTCAACTAACATGGTTTTTAATGGCAAAGGCTCTGATTTAGCGAATATCATACATAAAGATGACACTGTATACACTTTGAAACAGAAAATCGCATATAGATTAAAAGATGAAGGAATTAGTGCCAACGAATTGTATATATATTATGAGGCATCCGATTATTATGATTATATAAATGCAGAAAACCAATTGATACGTAATTCGATAGTTGATGAGAACGCTTTAAAATTATTGAATAATAATATAACCGACAATGATGGATTATTTAATTTGAGTAACAATACCATTACATTTCGCTCAGACAAAATGGAGACTAAATCTACATTTTTTAAACCACTTAGCGTTCATTGTATAGATGATGATGGTAATTATGACCATTTGTTTGCGGTAGACCCATTTAATTTAACAATTTTAAAAAAGACTGGTGGTATTGAATTATATGGTTCGTCGAGAAACAGCGTTGCGCGTGATAGTGAGAGATTAATAGATTGTAACTTCAAAACGAATGGCGAAAAAATCGTTTTAACTGTTATAAAAATAAAAGATGTTTTAAAATATATCGAACAAGACAAACCAAATGTCGAACCGAAACAACTAATAGAATTATACTATCCATATTTTAAAAAATATGGAATAACTACAAGTAAAGAAATTGACGAAAAACGTTCCGAGTTTAAAATGGAACTGGATTATAAAAAAGAATATTTTTGGAAATACAATGAACTTATAGACGAGTATAACGCATTTGACGTAAATTCGATGACGCTTGAATCAGGTATAAAATCATTCGAATTGATAATAAAGAATAGTTATGCTGCTAGTTTCCCAATTGAATCTATATTTAAGAACATACATGCAAATCCAGAAATACCAGTTGTTAAATACAATCCTGGTTATAAACGAGAGAACCTATATAGATTATATACAAAAGATACAGACGAAAGTGGTGTAAATATACCTGTATACGATAAAAGAAAAATTATAAATACAACCGAACATGAAATTACAAACGAAGAAATTATAATGGTTATTAAACCAAATAATGACGATATATATAAAAATCTATCATTGATTTTTAATAACAAAGGCAAAATAATAGTCAAGGGTTCCTATATCGACTTTTTTAAATGCGATGGTAGCGAAATAATTCTTGAAACATTAATAGAGGAACTTTACAAACACGTTCAACCAAAGATTGATAATGTTAATAGTTTTTTAGAACTGACAGGGTACAGAATAAATGATTTCGAAATACAAAATATTAAGGTTAAAAACGTCAGTTTACTTTATAACATAGATGTAGAGAACAAAATTACAAAAAAAACTTTAAATGATAATATTTATTTATTACAACCTATTTTTTCTAACGATGTTGCTACACAAGATGGAACTGCGACTATGTTAGATATGCGTTTTAAACGAGTTAACAATTATAGAGAACCTGGGCTCGACGAAGACATTATGGATTTTTTAGAAAGTAATGCTGATGAAACTGTTATCCAATCTTATATTATGAATAAGTACAATTTAACCAATGTAAACGCGATAAACGAAATCGAACGAGTAAGAAGTAACAATATGTATGAAATAAAAACAATTAAACAAGGGTTCAAAACTAAACTAAAAACCAGAAATTATGGTAAAAATAAAAGCATTAGATATTCTTTTATAGACGTAACTTCACTCGATTATTTCGATATTTTAAAGCAATATGTCTGCGTAGTAACTTCGTTGATATTGAACCAAGATAAAAGCAATATAGCAATAAAGTTAGCAAAAGAATTGCGCGGAACAAAAGAAGAAGAGGAAATAGACGAAATGAAAATAGAAGACGAAATCGAAGCCAATATTATAGATGGTCTAGAAAGTAATGATTATATTAATATAGATAAAAATAAATCTTACGATTTCCAATCAAAAGACGAAGACATTGATATCGATACAGAAGACGAAGACATTGATATCGATACAGAAGATGATGACGACGATGAAATAACGGGTGGTGAAAGGAGCAAAAAAGAGATAAAGGATTATTTCGACGAAAGAAAACGCAGATTAAATCCATTAATCTTCAATCATATTGAATATTCGAGAACGTGTCTCAATAATCAAGATAAACAACCGGTTCCTATTACCACCGAAGAAAAACAACAGATAACTTCAAAAAGTGGCGTTATATCAAAACAGGATTTAAAAAAACAAGATGTTCATTACATTTGTCCGAGATATTGGGATATGAAGAATGATAAAGTAATTACACCTGAAGAAGCAGAAAAACTGAAAGACCATATTATTCCAAAAAAAGGAAAGATAAATGACGAACAATATATATATGAGTTCTTTGATAAAGTGATTCATAAAAGTCAAGACGACGATAAATACAAAAATCTCTACCCATATGATACTAACATTGCTTACAATATAGATGGAACATCATCAGGACCATTCCCGTGTTGTGGTACTAAAATTACTGGAGACAAGATAAAACAATATCCATCTTCGTACATCACTAGTTACGACAGTCACAAACGATTATTAGAGAACCAAATGGGTTTTTTACCCGAATTATTAGAAAAAAAAATATTCCAGTTAGACGTTAAATCACAATTAAATAAAACGTATACTGAATTAAACAAAATAACTAAAGGGGTTACGCTATTAAGGTGTGGTGCAGAGTTATCAATCAATCAATCATTTGTTGCGTGTATAGCGAAAATAAAAAACACTACAATTGATAAATTAAAGTCTGAATTAAAAGACCATATAACTATCGATAATTACCCTTATTATAATAATGGGACACTGTATCCAATGTTTATGTCGAAAGATGTGAATTTACATCAAGAATTGACGCAAAAAGACAAAGAAAGTAATATTTATAATGAATTTATCGACATAAATAGCGAGGTAAATATAAAAAATTATAAAATAAATAAAGACGACAGGAAAGTAATTTCGGATGACTTATCTTTATTTTTTAAAATGTTGTTATCATCATATAATTCATTTAAAGAATATTTGAGTAATGAAAATGAATATATATTAGATCATACTCTTTTGATTGATATAATGCTTAGATATGATTCGATAACCGAAGCATTTATGCCGAATCTAAATATTGTTATATTCGAAATTAACGATCTGGGGAAATTAGATATATTAACACCAGCAAACACAGAGATTAAATACGACGATAAATATGATACTGCGTTTATACTTAAGCGTAATAATTTATACGAAAACATTGCCTTATGTGATTATGTAAATGTAAAACAATTTATTATTACAAAGAAAAATACAGAGGATAATAAAACTATAAGAAATATTAAAACCAAAACGTCGAAAATTGTTAACCAAATAATAAAATTAAAACATGATATGAAGGGTATAAATGACAAAATCGGTTTTTTAATTCCGATAAAGATACAGGAGATGAAATCAATATTGGAAAAGAACAATTATAAAATAGACCATCAATTGGTGAATAATCAATTTGTTACAACTGGCGTAATCGTGAAGTTAATAAACGGAATAGAAGATAAAGAGTATTTTATACCATCTGCTCTAGAACCTCCAGTTGATATCAACGGTGAAATCATAATAGATAATGTCAATGGAATAAGAAATCATCTTCACAGCGTTGATGAAACGATAAAATTTTATTCCGAATTAAAAAAAATAAATTTGGGTATAAAATTAGACAAAGCATTGTATTACGAGAATCAAAAACAAAAATATATATATGGTTTCTTGACTAACACTCTACAATTTGTTCCTACAAATAAAGAGTTATTCACAAATCAATGGCAAACAAAAGACTCTATCAATATCGCACATTATTATAGTGCAGATAGGACAGCAATGCTAATAGACAATGATATAAAACATTTAAAAGTTCATAATGCTCGTCTAGAAAACATGTACTATAACGTATTTCGTGCGATTGTGAGATATGTAATTTCGAATGAAGGTTTGACTGAAAAACGAGCAGACGTGCAAAATATAAAGAAAATAATATACAATACAGAAAAAAATACCATCAGAAGAAGTGACCTCGAAAAAATGTTAAAGAAGTTAATTGAGACGAAGGTCACTTTTGTAGCTGACCCTAATTACAAGCAACCCAGTAAATATACAGACATAACAACTTGTATTACAAAAAACAAGGATAAAAGGATATGCGATGAAGATACAAATACCCTTATTATTCCAAAAAATAATTTAAATAAACCAAGTCTCGACAACGAGAAATATTATTATACAAGACTTGCCGATGAATTACTTCGTTATTCGCATGTTAGAAAATTTATATTAGAACCAAATCAACATCTTAATATTATAGATGATATAACGCACGTAAATGATGACGAAATAATCGCAACAGAAACAACGTTACGAAACAACCTTCAGTTTCCGGAAAAAACAGTAGGAAGACATTATCCTATTTATATTCCTTATAAACTGGCAACTTCTAAAAAATCACAATAAAAATATTATAAATATTGAAAACTAATAGATATTCTATTAGTTTTTACATAGGTTTGTTGTAACATAGAATAATTCAATTATTAACGTAAGTGATATTGTATATATATATATATATATCAGGTTATCTAAAATCCCATATTGTATTCGTCATCTTGGCAATTGTCTTGTTCACTTTTTTTTATATTGCCCACGTTGTTACGAATCATAATATTTCGTTTATTACAAGAACCATCTGTATCAGTCGGTATACCGAACATTTCATCGATTGAAACTTGGCGTTCGATTTCAGCATTGTCTAGTTTCTGCATTTCATTCAAGTCCAGTATAATACTGAATGAACTCGTACCGTAATTACCATTCTGACCACACATTACATTAGCGGAAACACCTCGCATGTAATCTACTTCTGCGTGTCTTGCTGCGTCAAGTAATACCTCACTATGAACCTCAAATGACGCTTTCGCGATAGGACCAATGTCGTCATTTAATATACCCGACCTAAATACTGGTATCATATCAGGTGTCAATGTCATTCTATCACAAAGGAGCGACAGATGATGATAGTTAATATACGAATCGCTGAATTCCATAACTTCTGAAATTTCATTGAATAAAGATTGTCTTGCAGCTTCAATACCTAAAACGTTATGAATTTCTCTTACATCATTACAATACGTTCTTTGTGAATCTATGAAATCAAGAGACATTGCTTTCATTAAATTAGATCCTGTGGTATCCAATACCCATACATCACTCCTTTTATATGAACTGCCATCTTTATTAGATACCATGTTGCTTAACTTGCGTGGAGTG